CTCCGAGTTCTCAGTTTAATCTAGAAATTATTTATTGTTTGCACACTTTAGGGAAGAGTCTACAAGGCACCATCCCAAAATGTGTCATATCCTGTGGATTGCAGGTTTCTTGATAAGAAATAGAGTCCCACATTACATACAAACCAGTTAATGTTAATAATCCAAGTTTGTCTCCATAAGTATTTTCTATTTGTCTCTATAATAAAAATATTTCTTTGATTATCTGTTTTTTTTACAAATTGTTCTAAAACTAAAGCAATCACAAATCCAACTGCATAGATGTAAAAAGCGAAGTTAAGAAAACTAGAACTAAAAAGTAAAGCTGAAATCATTAGTTGTACTCCCACATAAAAGAACGATCACCATATTCATCAACCTTCCAACGATCACCCTCTGCATCAACAAAAGAGTCATCTTCTAGGCCGTCTGAAATAAAACCAAAAGGAGACATGTCTTGCTCAATTTGATTTTTTTGTTCATCATATAATCTCTTTCTTACGTCTTGATCAGTGAGTTCTTTGAAGTAATCTTGTTGCACTAACCATGCATATATGACTAAACACATCGCAAGATCATCATTACAACCCTCTTCTGCCTCAAATGAGTTATTTTTTTGTATAAAAGTTGTCAACTCACTAAGTATATCATAGTCTGAAAAGAGTAATTTGTCACTCTCTATCATTGTCTTAAGGTTAAGTGATCCAACTTTTTTGACAGTCTTTGACATCTTAACACCAAGTTGAGTTTTCTTACCTGAGAATCCTTGCCCAACTATTTGACCAGCACGACCCCTCATTGAACACATCAATAAATTTTCATACTCAAGATCATAGTTTATAATTGATGCGACTTGATCACCTATATCATTTACCTCACATAATATGAATGCATTATTATAACTTGTTGCGATATCATAAATGATGCTTGGGAATAACATTGGTTTGACTTGATTATTTCGATACTTAGCAACTACGTTATGAGGAAACTTAGTTATGTCAGTAACTACAAAGGCTGAATAGTCTTTTTCAACACCTCTTGCTACGTCAACTGTAATCAGATAATCATGTTTTTGTTCTGGTTCTTTGTATACATCTAATCCTGCATTTGACTTGTAAGGGTTCTCATATATCAAAGATCTTAGTTTACTTGGTGCAATAAGCGTATCAACAGATCCAAGAAACTCACATTCAAACTCAACTTTAAACTGAGCTTCAGATGTATTTGCGATTGTTTGTTGTCTCCACTTTTCATCTCTTCCCGGAACTTCTGACCAATGAACATCAGTGGGGATATACTCATTTTTGCTTGCTTCGGCATCATGCCACATGCGGTAGAAATGATTCATACCATGTGGTGTAGATACAATTATAACTTTTGTTTTTTGCCCAGATGATATAGTAGGATAAACAGATGCAAAGAATTGATCAGCAATGTGATTCGGGATGAAAGCGAACTCATCAAGAAAGATGACATTATAGGATCCAC